TAATGAGCAAAATTGACACTCAAGGGATGAGTGGTCCTGCCATTGAGGGTGGTAAGGATAACATATATCCACGTGATGAAAATGGTGAACCAATCTATCCACCGTTTAACCCTACACCATTACCTTTACTTGAACCTAAACTTAGAGAAGAACTCAAGGAGTTGATTAATGAAGTCCTTGATGAAAGAGAACTTCAGAAAAAACTTAATGGTCCTTATGATGTACCTGAATACACTTATCGTTTAGACGAGATACAAGAATGAGAACACAAAACAAGGAAAATTATTACTACATTTTCTGGGTTGTAGCAATGATTGCTTTCATAGTACCTCAAGTCTTTACTGCTATAGCATATCATAGGCTTGCAGATTTATTAACCAAACCCATACAAGTTGAGCACATAAATGAATAGTATAGGATTAGAAATAGTATTCTGGACAACATTAACAATTTACTTGTTAGCTAAATTCGGAGTATTTAAAAAATGAGACTAGGAGTTATGTGTTCTGGTGAAGGAACTAACTTCGAGAACATAGTTCACTCGTGTCCTAAACACGATGTTGTTTTGATGGTATATAATAAGAAGAACTGTGGTGCTGCAAAGAGAGCAGACAGATTGGATATTCCATCTGTTCGTATTGCTAGTAAGCATGAGGATGACATCATTAAAATATTTGAAGCATACAATGTTGATATAATTGTTATGGCAGGATGGATGAGAGTCATGACCAAGAAATTCTGTGATGCATTTCCTGGTAGAATAATTAATTTACATCCATCATTGTTACCTAAGTATAAGGGACTTCATGCTATTGAACAAGCAATCAAAGCAGGTGAAGAAACTACAGGATGTACTGTACATTTTGTTAACGAACACCTTGACTCAGGTGCTATAATAAAACAGCAGGAAGTACCAATTCTTCCTGGTGATGATGTTAAGTCTGTCACTAGGGCAGTACAACAATGTGAACATCAACTTTTACCTTTAGTACTAAACGCATTATGAAACCAAAAAAAGTATTACGTGCTATGCTAGAACAACCATGGCTGTATAATGAAGAAGAACTGAAAAAGATTCAGGATAAATTAGATGAACTTGAAGACGAAGGTGTTCAGGAATTGTGGCATCGTCGTACCACTATGGGATTCTCTAATAAACCTGAACAACTGAATGGATAAAGTGTGGAGGATATGGAAATACGCATTAGGAAGTTTTTCTGATGACAAGACAGAAAAATATGACAATTACGTGGTTGTGGTACGGACTATTATATTCATTTCTTATCTTGTTACTAACTGTTTTATTATTAGCGGAGTGATCCGTCACTGGAATAATGTACCAACTGAAAGATTACCTATACAGTCTGAACCAATCCAAAAAGAATATATTGGATGATGATTCTGTTGCTGTAAAAAAGTATCAACCTTATATTATTAATAAATGTTTATCATCATTTACTGATACTATTCTGTTAGTAAATGAAATGAATAAAGCGTGGCATCTACCTAAGAAGTTACAGTATGACTTTTTACTAAATAGTGTGAAACCAAGAAAGAGATTCTCTCCTTGGTCGAAAAAGGATTCTACTGAATACCTTGATGTAGTGAAAGAGTATTATGGTTATAATGATGATAAAGCTCTTCAAGCATTAAGAATTCTTACTAAGGATCAACTCGATAAGATTTCATATTCATTACGGAAAGGTGGCAATGAGCGTAGATCATGATATACAATGGAAACAAACTGATATGGTTGAGGTTTCCTTATCCGAACCAGATGACTTTTTAAAAGTCCGAGAAACATTAACAAGAATTGGAGTAGCATCCAGAAAAGAGAAGAAGATATATCAATCTTGTCATATACTACACAAGCAAGGTAAGTATTATATCGTACACTTCAAAGAATTATTTGCACTGGATGGTAAGAAGACTAACCTATCATCTAATGATGTACAACGTAGGAATCGTATAGTACAGTTACTTGTTGATTGGGGATTGATTAAAATTAATCCAATAAGTGAAGACAAGATTAAAGATCTTGCTCCATTGAATCAAATTAAAGTTCTTTCATTTAAAGAGAAGGGTGACTGGACTCTTGAATCCAAATATAATATTGGTAGAAAGAAACAAGAAGTAGAATAAACCGTATTCTAGTTTCATAGCAATGTGTTATAATTAGTTATGGATGCCTTCGGGATCCGCACAACACAAACTCGCTTATAAAAGGAGCTAAGAATCATGGGTAACAAAGACCTATCCCATTTCGTATGGGATCATTACACACCATTTTCTATTGGTTTTGATGAAACATTTCAGAGACTTGAGTCTATCGCAACAGCAGGAAGTAACTATCCACCTTACAACGTCATTAATGGACCTGATGGTAGAACCAGTTTGGAAATCGCTCTTGCTGGATTTTCAGGAGATGATATCGAAGTCTCAACAGAAAGGAATGTTCTAAACGTTTCAGCATATCCAAAGAAAGAGAAAGAACAGAATTATAAACATAGAGGTATAGCATCTAGATCATTCCAAAGGCAATGGCAGATGGGAGCAGACGTAGAAGTTAAGGAAGTAACATTCCAAGACGGTTTGCTTACTGTTGTACTAGAGAAGTATATACCTGAAGCACAGAAGAAAAAGCTTTGGTTCGGAAAAGAACTTAAGAAGCTTGACTCTTCTGTTTCTTAATGCTATAGTGTACACAGCGTGAATAAGATATGGCCTGTCAAGTAATAACCCTTAGAACTGGGGAACGTGTTATAACGGAACTCAAGGAAATATATGATGGAGAAGGGGATGATAAGAAGGGTGTATGTCTTCTTATGGAAGATCCATACGTCCTACACTTAGATACTCAAGAACCACAGTATCTCACTGAACAACTAGGTGCAGAATATAAGGTACGCTTTAGCAAGTGGAATCCTTATTCATCTGACTGGCAATTTAAGATGCCTTATGATGCAGTTATGACTATTAGCAATCCTGAACCAGGATTACAAACGTCATACGAACAAAAGATCAAAGAAAAACGTGAAGTTGAATTAGAAAGTTCATTAAAACTAACAAAGGAGATACATGACGGAACAAATTGAACTAAGGACTAATCATAATGTACGAGTAGTCACTCTCGACACCTCTGAGAGGGTTCTAACTATCTTTGGTGAAATACGCACTGAGGATGAAGAACAAAGGGTTATTGGTTACAGGCTTCTCTATCCTTATGCCTTATCGTTAGGTGAGGTTAATGATGATGGAACAATTCCTATTCGTTATGAGAGGTGGTGTCCATATAGTCCTGTGGAAGAACACAAAATCGGTGGAGAACATATCATTAGTGTTGTCCTACCCGATAATGGTATACTAGATAATTATGTAAATAGACTGAAACAAGTAGGTCTAACAGAAGAACAAATCTTTTTTGAGGTAAATAATGGAGGAGAATCAAGTCCTGAAGATGATGCTACTGAAGAACCAGTGGATACTGGCGAAGGTGGAGGAGATTGAAGGAGCACAATTTGGTGATCCTGATTGCATTCTAGTAGAACCAATGTTATGGGATGGTGGACAGTTAAAAGACTGGCTACCATTTGCGGATGAAAAGGAGACAATTGTCCGTTCTTCTGATATAATAACATTTGTAGAACCTGGTAAGGAGACCCTTTCCAAGTACTACAGTTACACACCAGAAGTGTTGAGTGAATGAAGTTCTACACAAGCGTTGAACAAGCTGGCAATCGTTTGCTAGTGCGTGGTTATGATAATGGTAACAGATATAGCGTGAGGGTTCCTTTCAACCCCACGCTATATTTGCCTTCTAAGAATTATTCTGAGTGGAGGACATTAGATAATAAACCAGTAGAACCACATCAGTTTGGTTCTATAACTGAAGCAAGAGAATTTGTAAAACAGTATAAGGAAGTTCCTAATTTTGAGATACATGGAAACACAAGGTTCCTGTATCAGTATATGGCAACGGAACATCCAGAGGAGCATATTAAGTTTGATACCTCAAAGATTCGTGTCTTTACAATTGACATTGAGACAGCAGCAGAGAATGGATTTCCTGATATAGAATCAGCAGACCAAGAGATATTAGCGATCAGTATTAAGGATTCCTTTACTGGTCGCATTACTGTCTGGGGTGCTAGACCTTTTGACAATAAAGATTCTGAAGTTGATTACATGCACTTCAGATCAGAAGAAGGAATGCTTAATGCCTTTCTAGGTTATTGGCAGGACAATTATCCTGACGTAGTTACAGGATGGAATGTACAGTTATTCGATATGCCGTACATTGCTAATCGTGTAGAAAGAATATTGGGAGAGAAGGCAGTTAAACTTCTTTCTCCATGGAGATTAGTATCTAAGAGAGAGATCTTTATTAAAGGTCGTAAGCAATGGGCGGTAGATACACTTGGTATATCTACATTAGATTATCTTGATTTGTATAGGAAGTTTACTTATCAGAATCAAGAGAGTTATAGACTTGATCACATTTGTATGGTTGAACTTGGAGCGAGAAAGTTAGATCACTCTGAGTTTGATACATTCAAAGAGTTCTATGAGAATGACTGGCAGAAATTTATTGAGTACAACATCCATGACGTTAGGTTGGTGGATAAACTTGATGATAAGATGAAGTTACTTGACCTAGCATTTACTATGGCATATGATGCTAAGGTTAATTATGAAGATGTGTTTAGTCAGGTTCGTATGTGGGATAACTACATATACCACGAACTAACTAAACGTAAGATAGCAATTCCTCCTAAGAAGGAAGCAACGAAAGACTCACAGTATGCAGGAGCTTATGTCAAGGAACCGAAACCAGGACGCTATGATTGGGTTGTTAATTTTGATCTCAATAGCCTCTATCCTCATCTTATTATGCAATACAATATCTCACCAGAGACCCTCTGGGAGACTAGACACAGTAGTGCCAATGTTGAAGGGATCTTAAAGAAAGAGGTAGAGATTGATGGGACTTATGCAGTTTGTGCGAATGGAGCTCAATATCGGAAGGATGTACGAGGATTCCTTCCTGAACTTATGGATAAGATGTATGAAGAGAGGGTCATCTTTAAGAAGAAGATGCTTAAAGCAAAGCAGGATTACGAAAAGAAACCTTCTAATGAACTCATTAAAGAGATCGCTAGATGTAACAACATCCAAATGGCAAAGAAGATATCTCTTAATAGTGCTTATGGTGCTATCGGTAATGAGCACTTCAGGTATTATAGGTTAGCAAATGCTGAGGCTATTACGTTATCAGGTCAAGTCTCAATTAGATGGATTGAGAACAAGATGAATGGTTATCTAAATAGATTGCTATCTACAGATAAGGTAGATTATGTCATTGCATCTGACACTGACTCAATATATCTTAATCTCGGACCTGTTGTTGATAAATTTTTTGGTAATAAGTCTAGTGATAAGATTCGGATCGTGGAGCTACTTGACAAGATCTGCAAAGATAAGTTGGAACCGTTCATTGATGCCTCGTATCAGGAGCTTGCAACGTATGTATCGGCGTATGATCAAAAAATGATCATGAAGCGAGAGAACATTGCTGATCGTGGAATATGGACTGCCAAGAAGAGATACATATTAAATGTATGGGACTCAGAAGGAGTCAGGTATAAAGAACCCAAGATGAAAATTATGGGGTTGGAAACAGCGAGGTCATCAACACCTCAATACTTTAGGGATAAATTATATGCAGCTTTCAAGATCATTATCGGCAAAACAAATGATGAACTTATCTCTTTTATCAATGATGTCAGAACAGAAACCAGAGAACGACCTTATGAGGAAGTCGCATTCCCACGAGGCGTTAACAACCTTGAAAAGTATCGCCACAGAACTAACATCTATACAGAAAGGACACCGATCCATGTAAGAGGTGCTTTACTATACAACCATTATGTTAAAAAACATAAGATAGAAAATAAACATCCCCTGATACAGGAGGGTGAGAAGATTAAGTTTATGTACCTTAAGACACCTAATCCAATACATGAAGATGTAATTAGTTTCTTTGGGGATCTCCCTGAAGAGTTTGGTCTTGAGAAGTATGTTGACTATAAAACACAATTTGAGAAGAGTTTCTTGAATCCATTAATAAATGTGCTAGACTGTGTAGGTTGGACGCACGAGAAAAAAATCACACTAGGGAGTTTCTTTTAATGAGTAAAACAGTTTGGACTGTCACTTATCAAGATGCTCAAGTTGAAGCACTTGAAGCAGAACAGATAAGGGTTTTTGAAGAAAAGATAACAGCAGAAGCTTATGCTAAGCTCTTGTCGAAAGACCATGACTATGTTAGAATGTACGAAAGTGAGGTAAATGAATGGCGACGTTCTTAGATAATGTAATTAAAGATAGTGGAAATGAATTTGCTAGCCTCGTCAGCGATGGAGTCGCTGCTGGAGATACATCCAGTTTTGTTGATACTGGTAGCTATATTTTCAACGCTGTCGTTAGTGGTTCTCTATTCGGGGGAATCCCTTCTAATAAAGTCACAGCACTCGCAGGAGAATCCTCAACAGGAAAGACTTTCTTTGCACTCAGTGTTGTACGTAACTTTCTTGATAACCATAGCAACGGTGGGGTTATTTATTTTGAGTCTGAATCTGCTCTCAGCAAGGACATCATTGAGTCTAGGGGAATTGATTCCAGTCGTATGGTAATTTTCCCTGTTGCTACGATAGAAGAGTTCAGGACTCAAGCAACGAGGATCGTTGACAAATATATGAAAGAACCAAAGGAGCAGCGTCAACCATTGATGTTTGTTCTTGACAGTCTTGGTATGTTGAGTACATCAAAGGAGATGGAAGACATCTCTAATGATAAACAGGTCAGAGATATGACCAAATCACAGTTGATCAAGGGTGCTTTTAGAGTACTGACCTTGAAACTAGGACAGGCAGGGATACCCATGCTTGTCACTAATCACACATATGATGTGATTGGAAGCTATGTGCCAGCTAAAGAAATGGGCGGTGGTAGTGGACTAAAGTATGCTGCATCGACTATAATATACCTATCCAAATCGAAAGAGAAGGATGGTACTGAACTGGTGGGTAACATCATTAAGTGCGAAGCAAAAAAATCTAGATTTACACAGGAGGGTTCTAAAGTTGCTACCAGATTATACTTTGACGAACGTGGACTTGACCGCTATTATGGACTCTTGGAGCTTGGTGAGAAGTACGGAGTATTCAATAGGGTGGGCAACCGTATCAAAATTGGTGGTGCTAATGTTTACCCTAAATCTATACTCTCTGATCCTACAAAATACTTCACAGAGGAAGTGATGGCAAAACTAGAAGAAGCAGCACGAACGGAATATAGTTATGGCAACTGAACGTATTGAACTAACAATACTAAGAAACTTATTATTCACAGAGGAGTACTACCGTAAAGTAGTACCCTTTCTTAAAGCTGATTACTTTCAAGAACATGATGAAAAAATAATCTTTGAAGAGATTCAAGATTTTTCTGGAAAGTATGACAAGGTTCCAACACAAGAAGTTCTTTTAATAAATCTACAAAATCGTACAGATCTTACAGAAGAATCCTTCAACAACGCTGTTGCAACTGTAAAGAGTTTAACTGATGAATGGGTTGACTTTGATTGGGTCTTAGATGCCACAGAAAAGTGGTGTCAGGATCGTGCTATATACTTGGCGTTGATGCAATCAATAAAGATTGCTGACGGTGGAGACAGCAAGTTGGACAAGGGTGCTATTCCTAGCATCCTTCAGGATGCTTTGGCTGTCTCTTTTGATGAACACATCGGACATGATTACATTGAACAATCAAAAGATAGATATGAATTTTACCACAAGGTCGAGGAAAAAATTCCGTTTGATCTGGAAAAGTTTAACTATATTACGAAAGGTGGGATCCCTAACAAGACTCTTAATATCGCTCTTGCTGGTACAGGTGTCGGGAAAAGTTTATTCATGTGCCATATGGCTAGCTCCGTCTTGTTGCAAGGACGGAACGTATTATACATTACATGCGAAATGGCAGAGGAGAAAATTGCAGAGCGAATTGATGCAAATCTTCTCAATGTAAATATAAGGGACATTCCAGAACTTCCAGAAGTTATATACAACTCCAAAGTCCAAGAGATTACTCGTAAGACTCAGGGTAAGTTGATTATAAAAGAGTACCCTACAGCATCTGCACATGCAGGTCATTTTAAGGCACTCTTATCTGATCTATCTTTAAAGAAAAGTTTCAAACCCGATATAATCTTTGTAGATTACTTAAATATATGTGCAAGCGTGAGGTATAAAGGTGCTATTGTTAACTCGTATACGTATGTTAAGGCGATTGCGGAGGAGCTTCGCGGTCTTGCTGTGGAACACAACTTACCTATTGTTTCAGCTACTCAAACTACTAGGAGTGGTTATGGCAATAGTGATCCTGACCTTACCGATACTTCTGAGTCTTTTGGTCTCCCTGCCACTGCTGATCTTATGTTTGCCCTTATCAGTACTGAGGAACTTGAACAACAAGGTAGGATTATGGTTAAACAACTCAAAAACAGGTACAACGACCCGACCTCATCTAGAAAGTTTATGGTAGGTATTGACAGATCTAAGATGAGGTTGTATGATGTTGCTGATAGTACATCTGTTATTGATGTAGAAGAAGAGGAGATGCCTCAGTTCTCTGAGACACAAAACCGATTATCTAAATTTGCTGAATGGAACGTATAAACTATGACTAATAATGTTGACTTTGATAAGTACTCTCATTTCGTGGATGCTGTCACAAGCGATAGTTCTAAGGATTTTGTCAGTCTTGCTGACCGTCTGGGTGAACTTGACAGACAAGGTGCAAATATTGAACGTCTTACCACTGCTGGCGTTGGGCTTGCTGCTGAGTCTGGAGAGTTTCTGGAGATCGTTAAAAAAATGGTATTTCAGGGAAAGCCTTGGAACAACGATAACAGAGAGCATCTTATTATTGAGTTGGGTGATGTTATGTGGTATGTGGCACAAGCTTGTATGGCTTTGGACGTATCTTTCGACGACGTTGTGCGAGGTAATGTTAAGAAACTAGAGAAGAGATATCCTGGTGGAAAATTTAGTGTAGAGAAATCTGAAGTAAGAGCAAAGGGGGATCGTTGATGCCATTAACAGGTCAAGTAGAAGAGTCTCTTAGAGAGGCTCAAGCATGTTTAAAGAATGCACTTGCATTTGCAGCACGTAATGAGAAACCATATATTAGTAAGCATATTGCTTCGTACTTATTTGATATAGATAATCTTATAGCAGTAAATGATATGCTAGAAGTATTAGATGAGGAGTTAGAATCTAAATAGTCAAAGGATATACCTTTGATTGATGGCTTTTAATAACATCCATACAAATCAACAAATTAAAAATGGATTCCCTGCTGGTAGGGGAGGGAAATTTTCTAGAGATAGGTGGACTAGAATTGCTCAGATGACTGGTAATTATAACCAGTGGTTCTTGGAAGAAAATTTTAGGACTCCTAATTTTGCTGGCAAACAAAATAAAATAAAGATGATAAAGATAAAATGTCCTCAACATATTGTGGATTCTATAAATCTTCTTTATAATAAGGATGTTAGATGGAAAAAGTTTTTGCCTGGTGGCACTAGTCAAAATACCAATACTAAATTTGAAGCATATAAAGGTGCAGCAAAACCTCCTTCTGAGGGTGATTTATATGTTGATACAATGTGGCCATGGACTAGTGAGTGGCAACCAAGTGACAATACTAGAAGAGATGTAAAGGAAAGATATCAGATAATAAGATTTATAGCAAGCGGTAAGACAGAAGGTAGTGCAAAAGTTTCTGCTGCTGCTATGACAAAATTACAAGAGACTGGTTCTGCTATTGTTTTTAGACATGTTATTATAGGCAATCTTAAAAATCCTAAGAATGCAATAGACATTGCAAATCATAAACCATGTAGGGAAGAGTTAGATCGTGAATGGCAATCAGTAGCAGGAGTTCCATGTGACATGGGATGGATAGAGAACTTCTTTAAACAACAGAAAGCATTGTTGGCAGCTCTTGCTTCATGCTCAGGTAGTAATCAATTTGAAGAGTTTCAACGTGATGGTGATTTCATGAAGTTTATCACCGATGAATGGATAGGTTCCAAAAATCCTTCAGGAATTAAAGGAAAAGATAATTGGAACCCTGCTGATATATGGTTGATAAAAAATCAGAATCAACATATCAGAACTCTTAGATCTCTAATGAGTTCACCTGCTACTGGAAGTACAAGTTTTAGAAAGAGATTGTTTGCATCAAAGATAGATCAGTTTAATGCTAAGATGAGACAGTTGTTTAAGGACAAAGAGATCTGGGGAGTATCTTTGAAGTTGGTTACTCAGAAAGAAGCGAAGTGGGAATTTGTAAACGTTGATGATGCTTACTTTGCATCACTAGAGAGTAAACAATTTAAGTTAGGTACTGGATCTTATAAACCAGTATGCAAATTATCTACAGAAACTAAAGAAGGTGCTGAGATATTTACTACTCAGGATAGTATTCTTTGGGTTGTTGATGGTGACGCACAGTATAAGTTTCAGGTTAAAGCAAACACTAGTACTAAGAGAGATAATTTAAAATATGAAGCAACTCAAAAAGGATTTGGTGCTGCTAGATTAGGTAAGGCAACAGCAGAATATGTTGAAGGACTTATTACAGCATATAGATCTAGACATTTTAATCCAAAATACAAAGATTTTGAGAAATCAAACTCAGAATATCCTTATACTGGTGATGAATTTTTAGAATGGAAAGATAAGATTACTGAAATGGCAACGTTCCTTGACAAACAAGGAGTTGATTTAGATGGAGTTAAACCAGAAGATGCTTACAATAGAATAATGGGAGCACAAGTAAATACTCCTCATGTTGCCAATAGTAAAGTCATGCAAATGGCATGGTTATGTACTATACTTTCTATTCATAAGGATGGTGATGATAATATTAATGAGTTTCTTACTGACTTAGTGTTTATGTCTAAGAAAGAAGGTAAACAATATGGTCCTTTTTTAAAGTTGTACTGATGTCTAAGAATACTCACCTAGAACACTTAGAAGATAGCATCTTAATTGATGGTACAGCAGGTGCTAAGGATGCTTTTGTATTCTTAGATGATCTTGCACGATCATTTAGTGGTAATACTAGCAGTAACTTTACTGTTACTACAAAATGGGATGGTGCTCCTGCTATATTCTGTGGATTATATCCAGGAACAAATTCTTTTTTTGTTGGTACTAAGTCAGTCTTTAATAAGGATGCAAAGATTAACTATACTAATGAAGATATTGAACGTAATCATGGACATGCTCCAGGACTAGTAAAGAAATTAAAAGATGCTTTAAAGTATCTACCTAAACTAGGTATTACTGGTGTTGCACAGGGAGATTTGTTATTCACTGATGATAAGGGAACAGATATAATAAATGGTGTCAGTAATATAACTTTCAAACCTAATACTATTACATATTCTGTTGCTAAAGGAGATGCTTTATACAACAAAGTTAAGGCAGCAAAGATAGGAGTAGTATTTCATACATTTTATGAAGGACGTAGTATTGAATTTTTAAGTGCTAAGTTTGGATTTGATATATCTAAATTAAAAGAGCATGATGATATATTAGTTCTCAGTGCAGAGACAGGAGAACTTGGTAACGATACTTTATTAACACAAGGAGAGAAGAATATTTTAATTGGGTTAAAGCAAAAGAGTACTAGACTTGTTAATAGTGCTTCTCCATTTTTAGATATTGTTTCTGAACAGATTAAAGCAAACGATCAATTAACTGTTGGACCTAAGTTGAAGGTATTTTTTAATAAGTATATTAGAGATGCAGTTGCTGTTCCTGCTGGTAATTTATTTGTAAAACAATTTACAACTTATTGGGAGGGAGAACTAGGTAAGGCAGTTGGTAAACTAAAGACACCTAAAGCAAAGGCAGCAAAGCTTCAGAAGATGTACGATGGACTTGATATAATTGAAAAGAATAAATCATCCTTAGCTAGTGCTGTTGATCTTTATAAAATCATACAAAATTCTAAGTCAATTTTTATTAAGAAATTAGAGAAAGGAGAAAGATTTGGTACGTATCTCAGAACTGAGGATGGACTTGAGATGACATCTCCAGAAGGATATGTTATAATAAGGGACGGTACACACGCTCGTAAATTAGTAGAACGTGCTAGATTTAGTGCTGCTAACTTCAAGAAGGATACTCTTCCAACTAAGAAATGGGTGGAAGGTGATGCAAAGTAAACGAATAGTGTTTACATTTGGTAGATTTAATCCACCAACTACAGGACACTTGAAACTTATAGAAGCAGTGGCTAAAGAGGCAGGACAAAAAGATGATTATCGTATTGTTCCTAGCAGATCATTCAAAGCTGATAAGAACCCATTGAAAATTGATATTAAACTTGCATGGATGAAGAAGATGTTTCCTAAACATGCAGATAATATTATAAGTACTCCAGATCTTAATGTTATTATTAAGGTCATGCAATCTTTTCAGGGAATACCTCCTGATGGTTATACTGATGTGTGTATGATTGTTGGATCTGATAGAGTTCAGGACTTTACTACCTTATTAAACAAGTATAATAGAGATCCTAATGATCCAGATAAGACAGTAGAATATGCTTTTAAAAGTATAGAGGTTAAGTCAGCAGGAGAACGAGATCCTGATAATGATAATGATGTTTCTGGTATGTCTGCTAGTAAAATGAGAGGATATGCTAAAGCTGGTAAGTGGGGAGAATTTCAAAATGCTCTTACTGGATTACTAAGTGCAGATGATGCAGCAAAACTTATGAGAGATGTTCGTAAAGGTCAAGGTTTATGAAAGACTTTAAGAAACTACGTGAACAAGCACTACGACAGCACTACCGTAAGAAGGAAGTGTTTGTTGAGGGTGACTATGTAATGAATGCCAACACAGGACAGAAAGGTAAGATTCATAGGTCAGGTGTGAACTATGTTATCTGTGTCACTGAGAGTGGTGAGATGTTTCGTGCATGGGTAAAGGATATTAGAGCTATAAATAGAAATTGATGAGTATAAAAATGACAATGAAGTACCAAGATCCTGTTAATACTGTCCAGTTTGAGGATGAGTATGCAAAGAATCTCATGAAGATGTATGAAAATTGGATGGATGGAGACACTTTTCAAGGAACTGAAATGCCATCTGCTGATCAATTAGCAGAAGAACCTTTCTCTGGAATGGATCCTCAGTCTAATGGTGCAGAAATAGAAGATACTACAAAGAAAAAGAAAAAAATAGAGAAAGGAACTTATCTTGGTAAGAATGAAACTGCCCCTAGTTATGATTCAGATGGATATGCAGAGGAAGTTGAAGAAAGAGAAGAGTATGAATTAAATGGTGAGACATATGTTATAGAAAAGATTAAAGGAAAAGGTTGGCAGAAAGGATATAAAAAGAGTAAGAGTAAGGGTTATTAGAATGAAATCCTACTCTCAATTCCTAGAAGAATCTAAAAAGAAGAAAGAGAAACGTAAACCTACGGTTGAAGTTATGCCTACCATTAAAGATGGAGAGAAAGGTATGACTACTAAACCAGATAATAGCTAATGAAGGAACCGTTACACAGATTACCACTTGATGAGTGGTTTGACGATGTACCACACCCTTACGATGAATGGCCTATGGCAACAGATAAAACCCCAGTTGAAAGACTACACGATGATATGAGAAAAGAATACGAAAATCCTAGACCAGAAGAAGATATAGCAGATGATATAACCATGCATGAGAAGATGTATCGGATTGCAACATCAAGATATAATCCCTTTTCAGTAGGAGGATCAGAGAATTGTCACTCGGATGTTGAGTGTAATATTGGAGGGTCTGAGAACTTACATAAATAAACTTACTTACATCATATCATCATGATTAATTTTTTAATGCCTATCGCGATCAGTATCATCAACAAAGCAGTTGATAAGATACCTGATGACTTAGACTCAGTAATAAAAGATTTTGTAATTAAGTTGCTTAAGAAAGCAGCTGCTAAAACAGAGAATAAACTAGATGATGAACTAGTTGCTGCTGTAGCAAAGGCGTTACTAGAGTCTTAAGATTATAAATAAACCTTAGAACTATACCTTGACCAGGAAAAAAAGATGGCTGTTTTTGGAACTACGGATGCTGCTGCATTCTCAAACACAGTTGCTGTCACTCAAAACGACGCAACAGTAACAAAGAACGCTGCCGACACAGTAGTTGGTGGTGATGTACTTGAAATTGATGGTGTTAATTACATCGTTAAGACTATAACAAGTACAACAAGTATTGAATTACACAAAGTATATGCAGGAGCTACTAATAATACTCTTGCTGCTGCTAAAGTAATCAAGCGTACACCTCCAAGAGCAGTTGCGGAATTCGTTATACTGGGTGGTGATAGTAACAGTTATGACCTTGTGTTTGCTGACGCAACAGAAGGTTCTCTTGCTGAGAACAAATCACGTGGTATAAACGGACCTGGTTGGTGGCAGTATCGTTCCTTTACGGATCATGCTGGTAACACACGCCATAAAGCTGAATGTATAGCAGCAGTCACAGTTGCATCTAGTGTATCTGGTGACCTTGCTGATGATACTATCGCTGCTGATGTTGCATCTGCTGTAACTATCACTGGACAACCTGGTAATTCTTCTTCTAGTTCTGGTGCTGGAACATTCGCAGTTACTACAAGTACAACTGGTACACCTGGAACACTTGCTTATGTTTGGCAACGTCAGAAGGCAGGTACTAAGCGTTGGGTTAACATCACTGCTAACCTTGACACAGGTATCACATACGCTGATTTCGCTACTGCAACTCTTGCATACAGTGGACTTGCTAATGATACATTAGATGGTCAAAACTATAGAGTTAAGATCACATCTGCTAATGGTACAGAAGAAGTTATCTCTAATGGAGCAGGAACCTTAACATTCTCATCATAATGTAAATGAACATTCGTGAACTGGACCATGAAAATTGGTTATTCTTTGCTATTCAAAATTATAACAACCCATCATCAGTAACATACTCAGACTTTGAAGAGGACTTAAAGAGATTTAAGTACATCAAAAGACTCTTGAGACGTTACAAGATGACGAATGAGTTAAAAACTCATCTTATACTAAATCATGTTATAGTTCTATATAATGTGTTTGGTGACGCAGCAACTCCGTTGTTGTTTTATAAAGTAGAAGCAACTTATTGGTCTATAATCAAGGCTTTCATGTTGTTTCTCGATAGATTACCACCTGAACTTAATGAGGAAGTTGATACAGAATGTCTAAAGCAATTGAATCTAATATAGATGAAGAAATTAACTCTGCTGGTGACGGCAGTGGTGTTGCTTTGCCTCCTGCTTTTGTAATTGTCCAACCCAGAGTTCATCGTCGCATGAAGAAGAACAATGGTGATAAGGTAGATGGTCGTACATCAGGTGCAAAAGCTCTCTTTACACGTATACAAAAAAGAAAAATGAAAGAACAAGTTGAAGAAAAAATAATTCCTGAGGCTGTTTCGTCTGAGACTGAGAGAGCACAGAAACAAATTGCCCAGAAGAAAAAGTTGGGTCGTTCTAAGGAGCTTCAAAAGAAACGTAAGGAAGCAAAAGAAAAAATGCAGAGTAAGACTAAGGAAATGGATATCCTTATGAAGGCTCGCATGTCAGATTTTAAAAAGAAAGCACAAGATCAAACAAAAAAATTGAAGAGAGATCATGTAGAACCTACAGGTAATAATATTATGGAAAATCATAATGATGTTGTTCAAGTTGCTTTAGATGTTGCAACTAGTGAACTATCAAATGCACCAGAGTCATTTGCTAAGATTCAATTTAGCGATGGTGGAGTACAGAATTTAGATAACTTCTCTGCCAAGAGAATTGCTGCTGTATATGGACAGTTAGATGACACTCACAAGCAACAGTTTCAGTATATGCTGAACAAAGATGCTGCTACTTATCAGAGTGCTTTGGATTTTGCTATACGCCACGTTTAAGTAGAGGGTAGTATGGCTGAGGGTATTAACACCGCTATTCTTGAGCGGCTGGAGAAAGTAGTTAATACTCTCCAAGAAAATTCTATAAAGATGGGGCAGCTTCTTGCTGTCCACAATGAGAAATTAGATAAACAAGATCAAATTGATGGTGTTTTGTTCGAGAAGATTGATAGTCTTCATAGAGCACTTGATAGAGAAACAGAGTTAATTAAAAAGGGGTGTGAGCGTGACATCAGAAAAGTCGATGACCGTCTTAGAGTCATGGAAAAGAAAATGTGGTCTATTTTTGGTGCTCTTTCTATTATATCTTTCCTCGTTAGTCCAGTCGGACAAAAAATCATTAGACCGATATTTGAATCGTCACAAGCAGGATTGACAAATCCACAAAAAACTACTATGATATACCCATCACAAGTCTCGTAGGGGTGAATGTCCTATATTGATGGGAATTACATAAACAGAATATCTTCGCGTTTGACTCTTTTTAAACAAAAGAAGTCGAACCTTTTTAATTTTAGGTGTCCTTACTGTGGAGACTCGCAGAAGCATAAGAATAAGGCACGAGGATATCTGTTTGAGATGAAGAGTGGATATGTATTCAAGTGTCACAACTGTGGTCTTGGTAGAACATTCTCAAACTTCTTAAAAGACCAAGATCGTATTCTCTATGATCAATATATCATGGAGAAATTTTCTCATGGACAGACAGGTAAGGGTACAACTACAAAAAATCCAGACTTTAAATTTACTCCTCCAGTTTTTAAAAAATCTGACATAGATCTAGAAAAAATCTCAGATCTAAATAAAGAACATCCAGCAAGAAAATATCTTGAAGACAGAAAAATCAAAGACTTAGACTACTTCTATTATTGTCCCAAATTTAAAGCATGGACTAACAAACAGAAGAAAACCTTTGACAATCTGAGACAAGACGGTCCTCGAATTATAATACCTTTCAGGGATAAAGACGGTAACCTCTTCGGATATCAAGGCAGATCGCTAGCCCCTACGGCAAAGATGAGATACATTACGATCATGCTTGATGAAGACAAACCTAAAATCTTTGGACAGGATAGAATAAATTATGAAGAACCGATTTACATTGTTGAAGGACCGTTTGACAGTACCTTCATTCAGAATTCCGTTGCGATGGCTGGGTCTGATGTTGATATTCGGACGTTTGGCTGGGGCAATTATATTTGGGTATATGATAACGAGCCACGTAACAGAGAGATCGTCAACCGAATCTCCAAGTCAATCGACAGAGGAGATAAGGTAGTCATTTGGCCTAAAAATATACAGGAAAAGGACATAAACGATATGTCTCTTGCTGGACATGATGTGCAGAAGGTGGTAGAATCACATGTATATCAGAAATTAGAAGCAAACCTTAAAATAAACGACTGGAAAAAAGTATGACCAATGGTACAGATATAAAAGTACGTAAGAGAAATGGATCTATCGAGGGGTTAAACCTTGAGAAGGTTCATAAGATGACAGAAGAAGCTTGCGAAGGTCTGGGAAGCGGTGTGAGTGCCTCTCAGATAGAAATGAACTCTGGTCTGCAATTCTTTGATGGAATTCAGACTAAGGACATACAAGAAATTTTAGTTCGTTCTGCTAGTGATCTTATTAGTATTGAACAACCTAACTATCAATTTGCTGCTGCTAGATTGCTTCTATTTGGTCTTAAAAAGCAGGTCTTTGGATCAACGTGGGTCAAAAGTCATCCACCTATTTTAGACCATGCTAAGGAGTGTGTGGAGCGTGGCATATATGATGGAGAAATTATAGATAAGTATAGTGAAGAAGAGTGGGATAAGATCAACTCTTGGATAGATCATAGTCGTGATCTTCTATTCACTTATGCAGGTCTACGTCAAATCGTTGACAAGTATCTTGTACAGGATAGAAGTACTGGAGAGGTATATGAGACTCCTCAGTATATGTACATGATGATTGCTGCTACATTGTTCAGAAACTACGGAGATAATAGACTCGATTATGTCAGAAGATACTACGAATCAATCTCAAAACACAAAATCAACATCCCAACACCAGTCATGGCAGGGGTGCGAACTCCCATTAGACAATTTGCCTCCTGTGTTCTCGTTGATGCTGATGACACGCTTGACAGCATCTTCAGCAGTGACATGGCTATTGGTAAATACGTTGCTCAAAGGGCGGGAATTGGCATCAACGCAGGTAGAATACGTGGGATCAACTCTAAGATCAGGGGCGGTGAAGTTCAACACACGGGTGTCGTCCCGTTTCTCAAAAAATTTGAGAGCACTGTCAGATGTTGCACTCAAAATGGCATCAGAGGTGGATCAGCGACAGTCCACTTCCCAATCTGGCATCAAGAAATAGAAGACATCCTTGTCCTCAAGAACAATAAAGGTACTGAGGATAATAGGGTCAGAAAACTTGACTACAGTATACAAATTTCAAAATTATTTTATGAACGATTCATCGCTAACGAGGATGTTAGTCTCTTCAGTCCTCATCATGTTCCTGGGCTTTACGAGTCTTTTGGTACTCCATCCTTTGATGAGCAATATGTTGCTGCTGAAGCAGATTCAAGAATCCCAAGAAAAACTATTGGAGCACAAGAGCTCATCCTAGATCTCCTTAAGGAGAGAGCAGAGACTGGTCGTATTTACATCATGAATATAGACCACTGTAATGATCACTCATCATTCAAAGATAAGGTAAGTATGAGTAACCTCTGTCAGGAGATTACACTACCAACAGATCCTATCCAACACATTGATGGTGATGGTGAGATTGCATTGTGTATTCTATCTGCTATTAACGTAGGTAAACTACGTAACCTAGATGAGATGGAAGAACTCTGTGACCTATCTGTACGTGGATTAGAAGAGTTAATTGACTACCAACACTACCCAGTGAAGGCAGCAGAGAGAAGTACTATTGCAAGACGTTCTCTTGGTATTGGTTATATTGGATTAGCACATTACCTAGCAAAGAACGGAGTAAAATATGAAGACCCAGAAGCATGGAAACTCGTACACGACTTGTCTGAAAGTTTCCAGTACTACTTGCTCAAGTCAAGTAACGCAATCGCAAAAGAGAAAGGGAAGTGCGGAGCTTTTGATCGCACCAAGTATGCAGACGGTATCCTCCCAATCGACACTTACAAAAAAGATGTAGATGAACTGGTTGCGAATGAACTTAAACATGACTGGGAAGAGCTTCGACAAAGCATTGTTGAATTCGGTCTACGACATAGCACCTTATCTGCACAGATGCCATCCGAGTCTTCTTCAGTCGTCAGTAATGCTACGAATGGCATTGAACCACCCAGAGATCTTATCTCAACGAAGAAGTCTAAGAAGGGACCTCTCAAACAAGTTGTACCACAGTACGCAACCCTTAAGAACAATTACACGTTGCTTTGGGATATGTCTGGGAACACTGGGTATATTAATATTGTTGCTGTTATGCAGAAGTTCTTTGATCAAGCAATTTCTGGAAACTGGAGTTATAACCCACAGCATTATGACAATTCTGAAGTTCCTGTATCAGTAATGGCACAGGATTTATTGACAACCTTTAAATATGGTTGGAAGACTTCTTACTATCAGAATACATATGATTCTAAATCAGATGTAGTTGAAGAAACAACTAAAGAAGACATTAAAGATCTACTAGAAGGTATATTTGAAATGGAGGAGGACGATTGTGACAGCTGCAAAATCTAAGGAGGAACATATGGATATAACTGGTATGACTGTATTCAATACGAATCAGGTAGATACTACCAAAGGACAAATGTTCTTTGGTCCTCCATTAGGAGTACAAAGATATGATAAGTTTAAGTATCCTATCTTCGATAAGTTAACACAGACACAGTTAGGTTTCTTTTGGAGACCAGAAGAAGTTTCCTTACAAAAGGATCGTGCTGATTATCAAACACTAAATGCTGCACAGAAACATATATTTTCAAGTAATCTTAAGTATCAAATCTTACTTGACTCTGTTCAAGGACGTGGGCCTGGTATGGCGTTTGCTCCTTATGTTTCTTTACCTGAATTGGAAGGTTGTATGAACATATGGCAGACTATGGAGATGATCCATAGTAGATCATACACACATATAATTAAGAATGTATATCCAGATCCATCTGAGGTCTTTGATACTATCTTGGAGGATGAGCAGATCCTTGCACGTGCTGAGTCAGTGACCAGAGCATACGATGAGTTCATTAATTATGCACAGGAGTATGGTCAGAGTAACAGTTGGAAAGATGATATGAGGAGTCATCCCAATTCAGAATGGACACGTAAAGATTTAAAAAGATCACTCTATAAGGCAGTTGCCAATGTTTATATACTGGAAGGAATTAGGTTTTATGTCTCTTTTGCTTGTAGTTTCGCTTTTGGCGAGCTTAAGTTACTTGAAGGTTCTGCTAAGATCATATCATTGATAGCAAGAGATGAGTCACAACACATGGTTGTCTCTCAAAATATATTAAATAAGTGGAAGGAAGGTGATGATCCAGAGATGGTTGTCATTGCTAAAGAAGAAGAGGAGAATGTCTATCAGATGTTCCGTACAGCAGTAGAAGAAGAGAAGGCATGGGCTGAGTACTTATTTAAAGATGGTTCTATTATAGGACTCAATGATAAATTACTACAAAAGTATGTTGAATGGACTGCTAATCGTAGGTTAAAATCAATTGGTCTCGATGCAATCTTCGACACTCCTATCTCTAACAATCCATTACCATGGACAGCACACTGGTTATCTTCTAAAGGTATGCAGGTTGCACCACAAGAGACAGAGGTTGAATCATATGTTGTTGGTAGCATCAAACAGGATGTTAAGAAGGATACTTTTGCTGGTTTTAAACTATGAACAAACCTGATACTAAATTACATGAATGTATTTACGTAGCAGAAAAGATTATTCCTGCTGATATTTGTGATGTTATTGTTAAAGATATAGAATCGAGAGAGTGGATACCTCATAAGTGGTATAATGTTCACAAAGATTCATATCATTCTGAAGAAAAGATGGAGCTTGATATTCAGGGTGCTACTCTAGAATTGCAAAAACAATTAGGGAAATTTATAATAGAAGCTGGTAGAAAATATGAAAAAAATTATGCATTTTTTACATTTGGTGATGGATCTCCAAATGTAATGAATAACTTTTGTCAGGTTCGTTTTAATAGATACTCACCTGGTCAGATCATGCGTCAACATTTTGATCATATTCATTCATTATTTGATGGTACACAAAAAGGAGTGCCAGTACTTAGTTTTATTATGAATTTTAATGATGACTATGAAGGTGCTGATTTATATTTCTGGAAAGATAATGTGATCAAGTTAGGTAAGGGTGATATTGTTATGTTCCCTTCTAATTTCTTTTTTCCACATGGTGTGACTGAAGCAACAAAAGGAAAGAGATATTCAGGAGTATCATGGGCATGGTAGACGATTCCAACTGGAGAGAAGAGTACAAAGGATATACTTCTAGTAAGTATGAGTTAGATTTGCTTGAGAATGGTCCCAAGAGTCTATCCCAGTCATGGGTGATGGGAGCTCTATATAACAAATGGAAAAAGATCAAGGGATATAAGGAACCAGAACCACCAAATTGTCAATCATCACTAAAAGAATGGGAGGAGAGTATTAAACAATATGAAAAAAATTAAATTTGTTATCGCACAAGACGGTACTGTAACTGAAGAGGTTATGGGTGTTAAAGGAACACAATGTCTTGATCTTACAGAAAAGATTGAGGAGACATTAGGAACTGTCCAGTGGAGAAAAGAAACACAAGAGTATTATCAAACCGTTACTACAGAGGAAAATGTCACACTTCAGCACGATTAAGACTAAAATAAAAGAGAGACCTCAATTAGTTGAGGCATTAGAATTATTACAGTATAATGTTAAAGAAGATCAAGACCTCGTTATTACAAATCCTGATCATGCTGAGGATCACCCTGTGGTTCGGGCAGAAGTTGCTGTGTCAAATGACATTGGGTTTCGTTGGAACGAAAAGACGGAGACTTATGATCTATACTCTGATCATTCTACTTGGGATCTTGATGTTCCAGTAAGTAGATTCATAGACAAGGTAACTCAACAGTATGCTAGGATGACTATACATAATACTATTAATCAGATGCATGGTTATTCTGTGTCTGAGGAGTGGGAAATGGATAATAATTCTATTGAAATAACAGTTACTAATTGGCAATAAATAGGAGATAAAGAAATGAAAATTATGAGATGGTTGACGAAAGAGTTTACGAAAACCCCTGGCTATATGAGGGTAAACCTTTCACTTCTGACGATATTGGCGATCAGTTCGGTTTCGTCTACTGTATTACTAATCTCCAGACAGGCAAAAAATACATCGGAAGAAAATATTTTACCAGTCGTAGAAAGCCTCGAAGTGGCAAAAGTAAACGGAGAGTTACGAGTGAGAGTGACTGGAAAAAATACTACGGAAGTTCTGACGAACTTAAGTCCGATGTTAAAAGATTGGGCAGAGAAATCTTTAAGCGAGAAATCTTATCGCTCCACTCAACCAAAGGTAAAGTAAATTTTGAGGAGACTAAACAGTTATTCATCAACAATGTCCTTTCAGAAGCATTGAGCGATGGAACACCTGCATATTATAATAGTAATATCTTAGGACGTTACTACAGGAAAGACTATTTTAAAGAACAATGTTAAAAGTAAAGTGCCGTGTATGTGGTAAGGAACTTGTTGGATCAGGTTGCTGCGGCTGTCCTAATATGACCACGATAAGGGATGATCATGTTATTGCAAATGATCTAAACTTGGTTACGTTAACAGAATCTATTAATAATGTTAAGAAATCAACACTTTTCACTGTTGATGACCTAAAATACCAAGAGGCTCGTCGTAAAAGAAAAGTCCGTAAAATAATATTTGAGGAGAGATGATCAATCTGGATGAAAAATTTCACAACTACCTAGAAAAAGGTGGTAAGACATTTAGAATTGATGGTGTCAATGAACCACTTACAGGTTACGGTTACAACTGTGATGGTTCGGACATCATTGGCTACTGGGTTAATACAACCAACTATAAATTGTTTTATAATTTGAATGAACAGTTCCTGAAAATGGAACCTCTTAATACAAAACCATGAAAATATTTTTAGATACCGCTGAGGTGGATCAAATTGTTGATGGATACAAGACTGGTCTGGTTGATGGTGTCACCACTAACCCCACTCTTATACTCAGGTCAGGAAGGCAACAGAGTGATGTGATCGAAGAGATCTATCAAGCATGTCCTAACCTTGAGTCCATCTCTGCTGAGGTAGTTGCTGAGACTGCTGAAGAGATGGTAGAACAAGCACAACCATACATTTCTCTCAGTGATAATGTTACAATTAAAGTACCTTGCACACGTGAGGGATTAAAAGCTTGTTATGAATTACACAATGATGGTATATTAACTAATGTAACTCTTGTGTTCTCAGTATCACAAGCAATACTTGCTGCAAAGGCAGGTGCATCCTACGTTTCTCCTTTTGTAGGTAGAGTAGATGATAATTCTTTTGGAGGTCTATGCCTTGTAAAAGACATCGCTAATACATATAAGAGGCATGATGTTGAAACACAAATCCTTGCTGCTTCCATTAGAAACGTCAGGGATGTAGGTAGAGCCTTTGAGTATGGTGCAAATGTATGTACTATACCTGTTAAAGTCTTCGATAAGATGTATGATCATGTCCTAACTCGTGAAGGGTTAGAACTGTTTAATAACGATTATCTTGCGGCTAAAACTCAAACATGATCTCTCTAATTGTATACTCTAAACCAGACTGTCCTTATTGCGAAAAATTTGTAGCAGTAATGGAACATCAAGAATTAACATTTGTTGAATATAAACTTGGTAGTCAATTTTCTGAGAAAGAATTCTACCAAGAGTTTGGTGAAGGTGCTACCTTCCCACAGGTTGTGTTAGATGGATACGGAGACAGGTTACATTTGGGTGGTTGTCAAGACTCAATCAACTACTTGCAAAAAGAAAAAATTTGTTGTACAATATGATTGAACTAACTGAAGAAGAATTTAAAGGAGATCTAGACAAATATACTCTTCGTATAGAGAATGGCGAAGACTTCCTTATTAAAAAATCAAGTGGTGAAAAGTATATTGCCACTGATATAACTAAATTTCAAAACCCTTGTGATATATGATACAAGCAATACTAAAGAACGAACTCTACATGGGTTACATCTTTGGTATTATGATACTAGGTGGATTTATTCGTCAATATCATGTACTAGATGATGTATACTCTTTAATAAAAAGATATGTCAAGGATAACCGTATCCTTATTATTCTTACTAGCATTTTCGGTGGTGTATTACCTATTCCTGGAAGAGTTGCACTCTCAGCACCTCTTCTTGATGCAATAGCACCACCAGATAAGCGTAAGAGAAGTGCATTTGGCATAATTGATTACCTTTCAACACACCATTACTACTGGTGGTCTCCATTGGAGAAGACAGTGGCACTACCAATGGCAGTGTTGGGTATAAGTTATTGGGGATTCCTAAGTTATACTATAGTACCTCTTATTATATGCCTAGCATATACATGGTGGTATATATTTTCTAAGGTTGATCCTCAATCAGTTGTACCTGATTTAAGTAACATCAGGGACTTCAATTGGATTAGAGCATTGAGAGGATGGGCTCCTTTTATTGCTACATTGTGGTTCTTACTTGCAACAGGTAAAGGTGGAGCAATCTTCTTCTTTCCTTGGTTTGGTGCTATGGCATGTTACTATAGTATCATTTGTAAAGATTGGAACTGGGGTAAATACCTTGATGGAAAGTTTGCTATCATTGCAACAGTAGTTCTTGCTCTTGGCGGTGTAGTTAAACAGATTCATGGACCTGTAATGGAATATCTTAAGGGTGCAGATCCTTCTATGATTATTCCTGTTTCTATTGTTGCAGCAGTTGCATCGTGGATTATGGGTTCATCAGGTAAGTATGCTGGTATGACTTCTGCTCTTGTAGCAGTCTTTGGACCTCAATATCTCGTGTGGTTTTTATCTACAGAATATTCAGGTTACCTCTTGTCACCAGCACATAAATGTCTTATGATAGGACAGCAATACTTTGGTACACCTATCCGCAAATACTATAAGGTACTTGGTGGATTGTGTGCTTGGTTAATTGGTTATGCATTTTTAACAACATTCATGGTATAAAAAATATGTCTTGTAACGATATTAGAAAGCACTTACTTGCTGCTGAAGAAGAACTTCGTGCAGCGTTTGTGGAATCTTTGGAACAGAAAAACGATGAGAATCTTAGTATGCTTGTCGAATGTTTGAATAGTGTTAAGGATGTCCTTGCATGTACTCCAATTAGAAAGGTAGATAATATATCTGACTACTATAGGAATAAAGCAGAGCACGATTTCAAATTGGGTGGAGACTTGGATGCATTAGATAATGTTATAAGTTTCCCTACACCAGACACAGGAATATTAGATGATCTAATAACAGGTGATGTAAACATAGACACATCTGATTTAGAGAATAATGTAACTTTCACACCAGATCCTTCTGCATGGGGTACTAATGATGTGATTACTTTTAGTGATGATTCCGATGACAAACCACCAACTGTATCCTAATCCATGTTCTTTTAGATTAATCGAAGAGGTTAATGGAGATAAGGTTGTAAATCATTTTACAGTCGAGGAAAGATGTGGTGAATTTTATTATGATTATAATGGTGAGGAGTATGGTCCTTATGAGTATCTTGATGACGCTGTGAAAGCAGCGTCTCAATTTATTCTTCCAGGTGATATTACTGAATGGGAATATGAATAGATTATTTGACTATGAAGGATTAAATTTAGGAGAGATACGTGCCTTTCAATATCCAAAAGCACGAGAAGAAAATGGTCTCTTGCATAGAATTATATGTGACAACAGTGTCACCAAAGATAAAGGAGCATTGATGACCAAGTGGGATTGTTTTAAGGTAGAAGAGTTTGTTAAAATTGCAGAGTATGCACAAAGTTTAGTAGATAGACCCACTGAGTTAGTAGATTTGTGGGGTCAGGTATATCAAGAAGGACATTTTCAAAAATTTCATAATCATATTCATAATGATTGGGCATTTGTATACTATGTTAATACACCAGAAGGTTCATCACCTATAGTATTCAGAGAGATTCGTAAGAGGATAAGACCTATAGAAGGTATGATGATAATGTTTCCTGGTTGGGTTGATCATTATGTACCACCTAACCAATGTAATGGTCGTAGTATAGTCGCAGGTAATCTAGTTTATTCATAAATACTTCTAGCTCAGAGAAAGTGTCTACAGGACTAGAAGTTTATGTCAAAAATACTTGCAAATCAGATTGCCAACTACGCTGATAACTCACCCATAGAGCTGAAAGAAGGTCTGAATATTCCTGCTGGCAAGGAACTTCAAGCAGGTGGAACTTTTGGAACATTAGGACAAGTACTGAGTTCTACTGGCACAACTATACAATGGACAAATCCTTTCAGTGGAAATTATCAAGACTTAACTAATAAGCCTACAATTCCAGCAGCACAAATCCAGGCGGATTGGAATGCTACTACTGGACTTGCAGTTATAAAAAATAAACCAGCGATACCAGGTATCTCTACGGTGACGGTTGCGGCTCCTAGTGGTGGTGGTAATTTATCGCTTAATAATGCTAACGCAGAATTTACATACACTCCACCAGACCTTAGTGGATACTTAACATCACTTGGTGCTGCTGCTGGTGTTACTACTGCAAAGATTACTAACTGGGATACAGCATATGGTTGGGGTAATCATGCTAGTGCTGGTTACGTAACTTCAATACCTGCTCTTGCTCTTAGTGGTTTATCAAATGTATCTTCCAACGCACCTAGTGATGGACAAGTTCTTAAATGGAACAATGCAAATAGTGAATGGGAACCTGGAACTGATCTTACTTCATCAGGTGGTAGTGGTATAGCATTAACAGATCTTTCTACTTCTACTGGTGCTGCATCAGGTGGTGGATCGTTGTCATATAATAATGGAACTGGTGTATTCACATTTGCACCTGCTGATCTTACTTCATTCATTACTGCTGAAGTAGATACATTACAGTCTGTAATTACTAGAGGTGCAGTTGTAAACTCAGGATCACCTACCTTTAATGTTTCTGTTAGTTTTGATGCTGACATTAATGTCAATCAACATTTAGAGATGGTTGATGATAAGATCATCAAGTTGGGAACTGATGATGATCTACAAATAGCATATACTAATAGCACAGATACATCAACAATTACAGACACTTCTACTGGTCTAACCATTAGTAGTCCTGATATTGGATTAAACTCTGGTGCTACTAAGTTTGTAAAAGCAAATGCTACAAACACTATAATATATCACAATGATTCTGCTCGTATAACCACAACTTCTACAGGTATTACTGTTGCTGGATCTGTTACTGCTAGTGCTGGTAACTCAACCAATTGGAACACAGCATATGGTTGGGGTGATCATTCGCAGGGTGGATACTTAACATCACTAGGTGATGCTGGTAATGTTACTAATGCAAAGATTACTAATTGGGACAATGCATATGGTTGGGGTGATCATAGTGTTGCTGGATATCTATCTAATATTGTAGAAGATACCTCACCTCAACTTGGTGGTGCATTAGATCTAAATGGTTTTAGTATCGCTGGTTCTGGTGGTGGAGTAACTAAAACTTCTATCACTGAAACAAGTGGTTATTTCCCTACTGAATTTGGACATTATGCTGGTACTACAACTCTTGGTTGGACATTTCAAAATACTGGAGTAGCAGTATGTAGAGCAGATGGACCTAATAGTAATGGAACTGGTATAAACGCACTTCAGATAGGAAACTTTAATGATCTATCATGTTTGACTATAGATGGTGCTGGTACATTTGCTACTGATTCAACAGTTACTGCTACTGGTGGATTTGTTGGTGACTTAACTGGTAATGCTGATACTGCTACAACAGCAGGTGATTTATCAATCAATGCTACAGCAAGATTATTATATCAAGCTGCGAATAATGACACTGATATCTTACCAGCTGGTAATGCTAATGAGGTTTTAGTATCAGGGGGATCTGGTGTAGTACCATCTTGGACTAGTACTCCTACATTCTCTGCTACAAATTTAACTAACTTAAATGCAAGTAATCTAGCTTCTGGAACAGTTCCAACGGCAAGACTTGGAACTGGAACTGCTGATGCTACCACCTACCTGAGAGGTGATGGATCTTGGCAAGTTGCTTCTACTAGTGGTCTATCTACGAGACAAACTTATACTGCTACAACTGTTAGTCTTTCTGATGGTACAACTGATAATATTACTGTTGTTGGATATAAATCATATGCTTTACTTGCTATTGAATTATCTGCTGCTGCATGGGTCACGGTTTATACTGACGCTACAGCTAGAGCAGCTGATGCAGGTAGAAGTGAGAACACAGATCCATTACCAGGATCAGGTGTTATTGCTGAGGTAATTACAACATCAGCTAACCAGAAACAGATCATTACACCAGGAACTATAGGATGGAATAATGATGGAACACCTTCTACAAACATGTATTTGAGGGTAGTTAATAAGAGTGGTGGTACTACTACAATAACAGTTGGTATGACAGTAATCAAACTAGAGGCTTAAAGATGGAAAAAATCTATGTCGTAACTCTTCACAATCGTGAAGACCTAGATGGGTTCTATAGTGACATGGCTTCTGAAGGATATCGTTTGTATCAGAAGCGTCCTATTAGTAGGAACACACACTATTGGATGACAGAGGCACAGGCAGCAGAAATTAAAACAGATTCTAGAGTATGGGATGTTGAGTTACGTCCAGAAGAGTTAGGTATTACTCCTGAACCATTTGCATTAGAAAGGATTACTTCACATCAACAGACTGGTACATTCCGTAAGTCAACTGCTGCTAACTATACTGCAACAGATTATGATTGGGGTAAGTTGCATTGTGCTGGTACTGATTCTGATAGAGATAAGGGTACGTTTGGTGGTGATGGAACACAAAGTAAAACTGCAACTGCTACTATCTTTAATGATGGTAAACATGTTGACGTAGTTATATGTGACAACCAAGTATCAATTGATATGAAAGAGTGGGACGGTGGTAGTGGTAGTAGTAGATATGTACAGTATGATTGGTATACAGAACTTAATAGTTATGTAACTAGTATTGATGATGATGGTATTACTATACCTAGTCCTCCTTACAACAATTATTTTAGTAACACTGTTAATGAAACTTATCATGGTACTCACGTGGCAGGTACTGTTGCTGGTAAAACTTATGGATGGGCTAAGGAAGCAAACATTTATAGTATGCAGGTGTTAGGTAATTTTGGTGGTCAAGGTACTGCTATGAATACTTACCTTATGTTTGATTATCTAAGAGCATTTCATAGGCATAAAGCAGTCAATGCTACTACTGGTAGAAGGAATCCTACGATAACAAATCATAGTTGGGGTTATGGATCAACTTTAGATCCATGGGACATTGGTGATTTGAACTCAATAATTTGGCGTGGTGTAACTTATAATTCTTCTAATCCTAATCCAAGTGGATGGACTATTAATGGAGTAGAGGCAGACTTTGGTCTTGCTCCTAGTAAACGTAGATTAAATTCACACATAACTGCTATACAAGCAGATGTAGAGGATGCTATTGAAGATGGTGTGGTTATTATTGGTGCTGCTGGAAACAATGATTATTATATGGTTCCACAACAGAACCCAGATGGAACAACACATCAGGATTGGGATAATAGAGCAATTTTTAATACTCAAGGAACAAGATATTTTTGTAGAGGATCTAGTCCTAATAGTTCTCCTAATGTTATATGTGTTGGTTACATATATGATGATAAAAATTTTAAAAGAAATCCAAACTCTAACTTTGGTCCTGCTATAGATGTATGGGCTCCAGGTACTCAGATTATTTCTTGTTGGGGTAAACCAGGAGTTATCATGGATAGTGGTGGTTCTACACTCAACTATGGTATTGCTGATACAAAGTATGGTGGAGATCCTCAGTATTGTTATCCTATTAGTGGAACTAGCATGGCATCACCACAGGTCTGTGGTATTGCTGCATGTCTAGCAACAAATAAAGAAAGGTTTACTAATGATGATGTTCTATCTTACATACAAAAGAATTCAAAGGTAAGTGACATGACCTTTGATGTTGGTCCTTCTGGTGGACAATCATCATACTTTTTCAGTACTAATGCTACTGGATCTGGAGCATATATTGTAAGTGGAACAGATGTTAATGGTGCTGTTAGTGGTAACAATCCAACTATTAGTATGCATGTAGGTGACACTGTACAGTTCCAACAACCTCCTACAGGTAGTATGTTTGCTCAAATAACAGCAGTATCTTCCCCACAGAATAGTGTATATACAACACCAGGATCATATAGTTGGACTTGTCCTGCTGGTGTGACATCTGTTTGTGTTGTTGCAATTGGTGGTGGAGGTGCTGGTAGTAACGGTAATACTGCTGGAGAGGGTGGTGCTGCTGGAGGTGGTGGACTTGGATGGAAGAATAATATTTCAGTAACACCAGGACAATCATATACTGTAGTCGTTGGTGCTGACGGTGTTGTACCAGGTAATAATGGTGGTGATTCATATTTTATAAACACATCTACTGTAAAAGGTGGCGGTGGACAAGGATCAACAACTCAGGTTGGACAACCTGGTGGAACTTATACTGGTGATGGTGGTGGTAATGGCGGTGCTGGTGGAGATGGTGGTCAAAGCGTTCCAGGAACTGGATATGAAGGTGGCGGTGGTGGAGCTGGTGGATATTCTGGAAATGGTGGAGATGGTGGTGGTGGAGATGGATCAACACATCCTAATGTTGTTGGTCTTGCTGGTAGAGGTGATGATGGATCTGGTGGAGCTGGTGGTGGAGGAGGATATGGTGGTGGATATGTTGGAGGTGGTGTAGGACTCTTAGGTGAAGGTACTAGTGGTTTAGGTTGTGGAAACTATACTGGTGTTCAATGTTTTGGAAGTGGTGAACCTGGATCTGATGGATCCACTAACCTGTATGGTGGTGGTGGATCTGGTTCTGGTGCTCAAGGTGGTAGTGGTGCTGTAAGAATTATATGGGGTGCTGGTAGGTCATTCCCTTCAACTAATACTGGGGATCTATCCACTGCATATACCATTCAATATTCTGATAGAACTGTAATGCATAGTAATCCTGGTGGATCACTTGGTCCTAGTGATAATCCTACTATCAATATGGAAGTAGGTGATGCTGTTGATTTTTCTCCTGCTACTAGCATAGCAAATGATCCTATCTATATAAAAACTGCTGCAACTACTGGGTCTGGAGATCAAGTTACTACAGGTACTACGTATGGTCAGGGTGGAACAAGTGGTACTGGATGGGATACTAATGCAGGGACGACTGTAGTTCCAGGAACGTATTATTATCAGTCTGGAAATAATCTTGGTGTAGGTGGAACGATTGTAGTACATGCTGCTGGTACATATTATAATCATCCACTCTATATTAAGACGGCTCAAGGTACTGGTACAGGTAATCAAGTAACTGGTGCAACTAATCAAGGTTCTAATAGAGCTGAAGATGTTGTTAGTTGGCAAGCAACTGCTGCTGGTACATACTATTATCAATGTGCATTACATTCTGGTATGAATGGACAGATTGTAGTTACAGCACAACCAGGAGTACTAGGACAGAATGGAAACTTTAGTGATCCTACCTGTCAAAAAGATAGTCCTAATAGATACATCCTTGCAGTTAATCCACGTCCTACTAGTGGACTTATAGGTGAGGTAAAAGGATCGAGAGTACCAGTACCAAAAGCAGGAACTTCCAGACAGTTATTCCCAAGACCACGTACCTATCATGAGAGACAAGATACAATTTTTACTTTTGATGTTACTACTGTAACTGATCATTATGTTTTTACTGGATCTGATCGTTCTACTACTCATACTGGAGCACAAGATCCAACTATTAATATTAACGAAGGTGATGTGATACATTTTAATGTTGTTGCACCTAGCAATCCATTCCAGATAAAAACTGCTGCTGGAATTGGAACAGTAAATCAATTAAAAACATATGGATTTGTTGGTGATGGTAATGGTGTTATTGGTAATGAGGCAACAAATAGCCAGGTTCAATTATATACTTATGGACTATCAGGAACTACATTATACTATCAATGTAGAGTTGATTCTAATTTGGTAGGACAGATCGTTATCACATAAGACATAAATAAACCAGAGCAGTAGTATCCATCAGGAATGTAAATGGCTAATCGTTTTCCATTGATTGTTAATGAAGTTTCTAAGAAGATAGAGGAACTTGTATCAGGTGACAATCTAGATTTATCAGGTAATAATATCATTATCAGTTCAGACACAGGTTCAGGTAAGTACTTGACCAGTGATGGTACTGCGGTGTCATGGGGTACGCCTGGTGATGTTTATCTAACACAAACCCAGACTCTTACTAATAAGACTCTTACTTCAGCAATCATATCTGGATCTCAGAATACTCTTAGTAACATTCCAAACAATGCTCTCTCCAACTCATCTATAAGTGTTAACGGAACTCAGATATCATTAGGTGGAACAGTTGTAACTCCAAATGATAATACTACTTACGCTATTAGTGCTACTGATGGATTAAATGCTACTCAAAAAATTGTTCGATTAACTGCTGGTGGATCTGGAACAGGTACTGATGATGTTACTATTGCTGTTGGTGCTCCTCAATCTGTGCCAGCTGGTTCTAATGCTGTTGCGTTAGAGATCTCTAGAGCTGGAGATGTAATTACTATTGCTGGTTCTGCTCCTGATGCAGATACTATTACAACACTACAAGCTGCTCAAGGTGGTGCTGCACAGACAGGTGCAATGAAAATTTCTGGTAGTGGATCTACTACTGTTACACAGAACGCAGCAACAAATACTATTGATGTTAGCTCAGTATATGTTGATACTATTACAAGACTGAGAGCAACTGCTGGTCAGTCATATGCCTCTGGAGATTTTACATTCCTTGCTACTGGAGCAACAACTGTAGCACAGGGTATAGATGGCAACAACGACCCAACAATTACTTTTGATTCTACCAACACAGTTACTCGTGTTAAGGGTGGAACTGCTGGAACTCTTGTGTCTGGTGATGTTAATATCTTAGGTGGTACTAATGTTACAGTAACACAGGCAGGTAATGATGTTACCATTGCTAGTCAAGACAACGATACTATAACAAGATTAGCATCTGGAAGTAATGCTGTTACTGCTGGTGACTTTAAGATTGCTGCTGCTGGTGCATCTACTGTTACACAGGCAACAGTTGGTGGAGTCACAACAATCACAATTTCATCTGTTAACAGTGATACTGGTGCTTCATTGACAGCATCTAATGGTGTTCTATTATCTGGTTTAGATTTCCAGTTAAAGAATGCTGCTAACCTAACAGGTAACACTGTAATGAAGTGGGACTCTGGTAACTTCCAGTTAGCAGACAGTCTTATTACTGACAACGGATCTACAGTTACCATTGGTGGTGACCTAGTTGTCAATGGTACACAAACAATTTTAAACACAACCACTTTAGAAGTAGAAGATAATTTAATTGAACTTAGAAAGGGTAATAATATAAGTGGTGCTGATGGTGGTATTCAACTTAATAGAACTACTGATGGTTCTGGAAACACAACTGCTTATCAAAGATTAGAATGGTATGAGTCTGGTGCTTACTGGAGATCATGGGATGGTTCTGTATCAAGAAGATTTGTAACAGAAGGTGAGACACAGACACTTACTAATAAGACTTTAACATCTCCTATATGTACGAACCCATCACTAGGTGCAGCAACTGCTACATCTGTTAATGGACTTCAAATTACATCAACTGCATCTGGTGTTCTATCAATAACTTCAGGAAAGACTCTTGATGTTCAAAGAGATGTAACTCTAACAACAGACAATGCTGTTGCTGCTGTTAGTGCAAACCTTAGATCAGGTGGTAACGTAGCATATACATCTGATACTCTTGCTACCTTTGCATCTACTACATCCACACAGCTTCGTGGTTTGATTAGTGATACAACTGGTACTGGTCGTCTTGTATTCCAAACCAGTCCTAATATATTAACCAGTATGATAACAACATCTACTGGTTTTACTCTATTCAATACTAATGCTACTTCTATCACTGCATTTGGAGCAGCATCTGCTATTACTATGGGTGCAGCAGGTGGTGACTTTACAATTAATCAGAATTTAATAGTTAATGAAGACCTAACAGTTGGTGCTTCTATTACAGATAACATTCTTCTTAAAGGTACTGTTAATATAGACAACGCAGACCTTGTATTGTTTGGAACAAGTAATGATCCATTTAAGATAGGTCGTGGTAACAGTAGTGTTAATACCAACATAGCTATTGGACATGATACTCTTGCCAATAACAGTTCTGGATCTCAGAACATTGCAATAGGTATGGAGTCACAGTTGACAACCAATTCTGGTGCAGCGAACTTATCCGTGGGTCATCGTGCATTACGAGCAAATGGAATTGGAGATGACAATATTGCTATTGGTAGAGACACAATGCTTGTCTCCCTTACTGGTGAGAAGAACGTTGCTATTGGTAACAACGCATTAGAGACACTCACTGGAGGAAATGCAAACGTCTGCATAGGATACTATGCTGGATACAATGTTAAAGGTACTGGTAATGTTATCATCGGTCCTGCTGATGATGCTAACCAAACTAACTCAACCTTTGAACCACCTAATGTTAATGGTGACAGGCAGTTAGTTATTGGTTCTGGTACTGAGGCATGGTTAAGAGGTGATGCAAACTTCGATCTTACTTTAAACAAAGACGTAACTATTAATAATGATTGTCTTGTTAAAGGTAACCTTACAGTTAATGGTACAACAACTACTGTTAAATCTAACGTGGTTGAGGTGGCAGACAAAGCAATCGAACTTGCTGCTGTTGTAAGTATAACTTTTGCTGCTACTGTAACAGATGGTACTGCTAACCTTACATCAATAACCCCTACACTTGGATTGATTCCAGGTATGGAGGTTCAGACTTCTACTGGTGGTATCACAATACCTGGTGGAACAACAATTGTTTCTATTACAAATAATACTGCGGTACTTTCAAACAATGTTACTGGTAATGGAACGGCACAAATAACTGCTCTTGGTCCTTCAGATACTTCTGCTGATGATGGTGGTATTATCGTTAAGGGTACTACAGATAAGAAACTTACATTCAAACACATAGATGGTGGTGTTACCTATAACACTTGGGTGTCTACAGAGCATATGGATCTGGCAGATAACAAACACTATTCTATCAATGGGGTTTATATTGCTGACGAGAACACAAGAACTATCGGACCTAATAGTGGAGGAACTGGTGGATCAGGTGGTCTTACTTGGACACTAGGTACTGCTCTAGATCTTGGTCTAGGATCTGTTGCTAGTAATATTATTCCTGATGCTGACAATACAAGAGATCTTGGATCTAGTTCTAATAGATGGGCTAACCTATACACTGGTGACTTACAGATGAATAATATGGGAATGGGTGGTAATGAAATTGATGGAACTGAAGGACACTGGACTATGCAAGAGGGTGCTGATTCAATGTATTTAATTAATAGATTGACTGGTAAGAAGTATAAGATTGCTATGACGGAGGTATCATAATGGCAGTTGTTGCAACAACAGGAGATGCTGGAGGAGATCAAATTTATAATGTAGCAGGAAACCATACGTGGACTTGTCCTGCTGGAGTTACTTCTGTATGTGTAGTATGTGTAGGTGCTGGTGGTGCTGGTGGAGGAGCGTTGGCATATAAAAATAATATTACTGTTGTACCAGGCACAGGTTATTCTGTAGTCGTTGGTGTTCAAGGTACTCCAGCATCAGGAACTAGTGGTGGTGGAGCAGGTCAGAATGATGGAACTCCTGGTGGAGACTCATCATTTACTGCCACTCATGGAACAACAACTGCACAAGGTGGTGTTGTAGGATCTTCAGCTAATAAAGGATCACCAGCAGGAGTTTTTGATGGTGGTGGTAGTGGAGGTAGTGTCTATAATAATGGTGGCTACGGCGGTGGTGGAGCTGGTGGATATTCTGGAGATGGTGGTGATAATGAGGCATTTTCTCCTTGGGCGACTAATGGAGCTGGTGGAGGAGGTGCTGGTGGTGGTTGGGCTTTCTTCTCTGCTGGAGGAGTAGGACTTTTAGGTGAAGGTGCTAACGGACAAATTGCAGATCCATCTGGTGCTAATCCAGGTGACGGTGGAGGTGGTTCAGGTGGTGAAGATGGAAAAGGTGAAGGAACAAATGGTGGTCAATCAGATGTTGGTGGCGACTATGGTGGTGGTGCTAGTGGAAGATGGAGAGGAAACAAAGGTGGTAGAGGTGCTGTCAGAATAATCTGGGGTGCTGGTAGATCATTTCCTACTAATGCTGGTGCTGTTGGAACTCCAACTACAGGTTCTTTCAAGGAAGATCGAGTAGGTCTTGCAACAGGAACTTCTGATCCTTCTACCCCTGCTGCTGGAGATATATACTATAAGACTGATAGTAAAAAAGTCAGGATATATAATGGTTCTTCTTGGTCAGACGTTTAAGAGGTAATTATGCCAGTATTAGTTGGAGATGGTACTACAGGTACTGAAGGAAAATCAGATAGGATAGGAGTTGCTATTGCATCTAGTGATCCTGCTTCGGGAGTTGCAGGTGACTTGTATTTTAATACTGCTAGTAGTAAATTAAAAGTATATGACGGTACTTCATGGAATGAATTAGGTGGTGGTGCTAGTACGGTAGGTAATGTTGATCCCTTTGGTGACAGTAGTGGCGTGGCCTTATGGCAAATGGATGGCGATGGTGATGATATTGGTGGTAGTCATGATGGTACTCCAACTAATGTAGTTTGGAGTTCTACTGCTAAGTTTGGTGCAAACTCTGGAGACTTTGGTACTAATAGTGGTACGATAGCAATAAGTGGAACTCCAAAGAACTCTTATCCATTTACAGTATCTTTATGGGCTCAGAGTAATGTTGATTGGAATTCTATGGGTGCTGGAGCTATGAATGAATGCTTTAATGCTAATATATCTAACCAGAGAGTTTCAATGGGGTTTGTTACAAATAGTGGTTGGGTTGATGGAGTAACTTTGATGTATGGTGGTACTTCTCATTACGTAGGTCATGTTGAATTTATGAATTATGGTGGTAGTACTAAGTGGCATCATATAGTTTGGAGTGTTGCTGGTAGTGCCGATACTGATCATCATGTTTGGATTAATGGCCATCCTGTTTTCATAAAAGATGAGGCAGGTGGACATGGTGGTAGTGCTGGATGGAACATAGGATCTAACTCTGCTGGTACTGAGCACTGGGATGGACGCATAGATCAAGTTAGATTTTTTAATAGAGAAATTACTGATTATGAAGCACTTGCTCTTTACAGAGAAGGAGCAGAATCATCTGCACCAATAACAACTCATTGTAAATTATTCTACGATTTCTCTGACACTGCCTGTTATCCTGGTAGTGGTACAACAGTAACTAATCTTGCTACTGAAGTAGCTGCAAATAAATTTACTGGTACTGTTGATGGAGCAACCTTTGGTGGATCTGGTAGTGCAAAATACTTTGACTTTGATGGTAGTAATGATAATATAGACACTACTGAACTTCCTACTGATGTGCATACCAATAGACAAGTTACATTAGAAGCATGGTATAAAGCTGATGCTGTTGGTGGTGGCGATGGTATAAATTCAATCATTTCATCACAGAATGACGGTGCTAATCAGAACGGAGTATCAATCAGTGTAGATAGTCGTACCGCACATGGCGGTGGACCAGAAGGATACCATTTCCAGATGGGACGAGTTAATGCTGGATGGACTACTGGTGGTACAGGTAATACTAATCAAGGTACAGGAGATGTTTCTACTCATTGGAATCATGTTGTAGCTACATTTGATGGTGCTAGGAAGAGAGTCTATAAGAATGGCATGTACATAGAAGACATGGGAGACTTTACATTTGCTGAGACGGAACAGATTGACTATAGTAGTTGTCATTGGGCTCTAGGTTGTCAACCTGATAATAATGGAGATCAGAGATGGTTTAATGGTCAGATTGCTATCGCAAGAATATATGATGCAGCATTAAGTCATGCTCAAGTACAACACAATTATGATGTAGAAAGAGGTAGATTTGCTGAACCACAGGATATTTGTTGGGCTCTTCCTGAAAGTAATTGGACATTAAGTAATGATGCTCGTACAGCAGTGTATACTGGTAGTGGATATAGTGATTGCTTTACAGGAAAGTTAGCAGACGATGCTGTGTATGATTTTAAATTAGAAGTTACTAATGGTGATGCTAATGGTGGTTGGTGGTTCTCTGGTAGTCAAGGAACGAGTGGATCTCATCCAGATGAAAGACAAGATGATACACTTGGATTGAGAGGTGGAGAGTCATCCATAGGTGCTTATGGTACTTATGCTGCTGCTAATGGTTGGAGTCCTGGACAGAGTGTAGACAGTGGGTATGGTAATTTAGATCCAACTGGAAATATTAATATAAATTTTGTTATTAATATGAAGGTAAGGAAGGTATGGTTGAGAGAAGAAGGAGATCCATTAACTACTTGGAAAGGTGGTGGTAATCCTTCCAATCCTGCTAGTACCCCTACTTTCTATCTTCCACCTAGACAAGGTGCTGGAAACACACCTTCTTATGAGAATGTATATTTCTGTTGCACTGCATATGATAACAGTAGTCAAACATATAAGTTCTCAAATCACGGACAGACAAACTTATAATATGCTATAATAATACCGACTTGATTTTATTATGTTAAAAACTAGAGCAGTCCTACCCAAGAATGAGGGGTGGTTAGAAGTTGTATTACCTACTGATGTTATCGAGGACATTGATAACATGATAGAAAATGCTGGCGAGTGTGTTAGAGATAGACTCGCTGGTAATATTTCTAACAGTCAAGAGTTGACATCAACTGAAAGTTTTGAGAAGTTTATACAACAAGTAGTAGATATATATCAACAGAAGTTTGATTACAGACCAAGACCTACTGCATTTCCAGTAGATGTTCCTTTTATTTTAAAGTTGAATGATCTATGGGTAAACTATCAGTATCAAACAGAATTTAATCCATCACATACACACTCTGGTGTCTTCTCCTTTGTTATATGGAGGAAGATTCCAACAGATGCTAGACAACAATTAGAGTTACCCTTTGCTAAGAACACTACTCTTCCATGTGTTTCTTGTTTTCAGTTTGAATATATGAGCATACTAGGTAATAGAAAATCATATAACTATGCAATGAATCCTAACATGGAAGGTATGATGGTGTTTTTTCCTGCTGCATTGAACCATCTTGTCTATCCTTTTTATGGTACAGATGATGTCAGAATTTCTGTTGCAGGAAATTTGGCGTGGATTCCTGATAAATAAATATGACTTAAAGTGTGGTATCATGACAGATGAAGTGACAAAAGATGTAAATAAACCAGAGGAAGAGAAGAAGAAAGGTATATTTGCTAAGGCAAAAGATGCTATTCTTCCCGACCCTGAAGAACAGGCAGCGATCATTTCTACAATGGTCAGAATCACAGTCCTGGCCTGGTCTGGAGGCATATTAACTTTAAATTATGTTGCCATACCTGGTGTCCCTCAACAGAAAATAGATCCGACATTTATAGCTTCGGTTTTTACAGGAGTTTTAGCTAGCTTCGGAATTCAGACAGCATCTAAGAAAGGTGATGGTACTATGAAGATGGACAAGAACGGCAACTCAATTAATGGTGGTGCTGTTACTAAAAAAGATATTGAGCAGATCATAGCAAACGCTGGACCTACTCAAACAATAAGAGTTGAACAAGCTCCTTTAAAGATTGTCACAGTCGCTGACGATAAAAAATATACATTATAAAAAATCATGCAAAAACTAGTAAATGTACTTGCTATTGCGTCTACTGTTGTATCTGCTTCCGTTGTCGGTGGTGGGTTATACGTATATCTCAATAGAGCATCCATCATTGATGGAATTAAATCTCAGGCTATGGAAGCAGTTACTGGATCTCTTGGGGGTCTAGGTGGTGCTGGTGCAGCAGGAATAGGTGGTGGTTCACTTCCTATAGGAACTAATGATCTCTCTCCTGATGCTCCTCAAGCAGATCCAAAATCTCCTCAGGCTCTTAAACCATTCTAATGGACATCCAGAAGATTACTTCTACTGGTACAGCAATTGCTGTAATAGGTACTGGTTCAGTGGTTGGTGGCAATTATGCCATCGACCAAGCAACTGGTGGACCAGAGAAGAGAATCAGGGCAAAGCAATCAGAACTTCAACTCATAATAAGAGAAGAAGTTCGTAGTGCTCTAGCAGAGATGCTACCTAAGAGTACTGGAGATGTAGTAAGACAACAAAAACCTACTGATTATAGACAGGAAGTTCCTAAATGATATGGCATCATATCAATGATATTCATAGCATAAGTGTGAATACATATCCCATAAATCGGAATGTGTATTACATTGCAGATGTTAATATCAGAAATGAAATACCAAACATCTATACTCCTAAGTGGATGACAACACAACCTAATGTTGATTACTTGGTTCCACCAGTAGTAGTTAACATTGGGAATCCTGTTGTGGATATGCCTGGTTGTGTGAAGGCACATAAGGATAACAAGACTCATAAGAATAACATACCAAATGATAAGGATCTTGTGAAGAATGATGAGGGTGAGGTAATGACACTATGCCCTGATGGAACTTACCCTGCATATTCTGCAATGAATTATGAACCAGATCAGTTAACAATTACAAGAGAAACAGAAGCACCACCAGTTGCACCTCCACCAGAGCCAGATATTACTACACCAGAGACCCCAGAGATACCTAAAACAAAAGAAGAAATAGAATGTCCTGGCCCAACATCTCTACGTATTGGTGCAATAGGGCCTAG